GACAGCTTGCACCGTTTCATTTCCGTAAGACCCATCTGCCCCGTATTTCGGCAGTGAGAAGCCAGCGGCAATCAAACGTTTCTGCAGCGCCTTGACCTGGGAACCGGACGCCCCTTTTTTCAGGATAGCCCCTGTGGATTTGCTTGACTGGTTCGTGGGTGATGTTGTCTTTGATACCGTTTTATTTCCAAGCAGAGCATCAACTTTTTTCCTGAATGCCGCCAGCTGGCTTGAATCGCTCACCCAGGGAGCCGGACAGTTTTTGTTTGTCACATCATAATGCCGTACAATCTTATCTGTAGAAAGGCCGTAACGCTTGCACAGATCGGCGACCAATTCAGCAGCATTCTGAACGGTTTCACTGTGAATCCTGCCGTCTTTTTCGACACACATTTCAACGCTAATTGATTTTGTGTTAGCGTTTGGTTTAAGGAAACTCACATAACAGCGATTTTTATCATGTGCATGGTACGCAACTTCGTTTTCAGGGATGATGTGCTGCGCTTCTTTACGGTCCACAAAATAGTGGGCTGAAGCGTAACGTTTATCAGCGATACATGTGCCATTGAAATAATTCCGCTCATTCAGTGCGGACGCGCCAGGCGTGGCCGTATAGTGCATGACAATCCCCTTCACTCCTGCCAACTTCAGCCCTGGCCGGGTATATTGATTGACTTTCACAAAGTTTTTCACGACTTTAACCATTTGAACCCCTCCAAATTTGTTTTAAATAAAAAAGGCTGCCAGTCGGCAACCTCATTTTGTTAATCCCTTTTGTTTCAAAGTCTCTTTCTGCAGCTTTCCTTTGCTTGTGACATAGTTGTTTTTATACCAAGCGACCAACGTCGTGACGATTGTAAAAATCGTGGAGCCGGCCAAATACAAAGCGTCGGCCAACGTATTGACCTGATCCTCGCTGATCGGCAAAGCTGACTTTCCAAACATGATTAGAGTTTGGTTTACCAATGCAATAAAAAGGAGCACCGTCCTGATGACCGTGCCTTTGTCTAAGTTTTTCATATTGTGTTTTCCTCCTTATTTCTGCAGTAGATTATAAAAAACAGCGATTGCGCCGCCAATGATGCCGGTGCTGACCGCTGTAATGATCGCGCCGGTGATGCTGCGCTTGATCCAAGTTGTGTTTTCCTCGATCTTGTTTAGTTTTTCATTAATTGAGATGATCTGCTGATCATGACGGTCAGTCGTTCTTTCGAGGGAAGTGATCCGCTGATCCTGTGTTTTTTGATCTGCTTTGATCTCTGCGATTTCTTTTTGTAAAACATCATAATCATTCGGTTGTGTCATGTCCTGAAATCCTCCTGTCTCACATCGTTTTCACCTCCTTTGAGGCAAAATAAAAATACCCTTATTGGGCGCTTGTCATTCCTAAATCCACACAGACGGCGGGTTTGTCATAACTCCTTCCCGTTATCTGTTCATACTCTGTCGGGGTGATCCAGTCGATTTTTACATACTCTCGCATCTCATCATCCGTGTAACACCCCCAATCATAGAATTGTTTGATATCTGCAAGCGCGGGATATTTCATTATGCCCCACCCCCTTTTAACGCTTCAACATCGGCCTGAAGGCGTGCAATTTGCAATGAGAGCAAGGCATTTTGTTTTTTCAACAGATCGGTTATGTCTGGCTCAGGCTCCGGAGGCAGCAAGCTTTCAATGTATTCTTTTGTAGCCGTCTCCTTCCACACCTTTTCGTCCGGAAAAAACTTCGGAAGATATAAACCCGGGTCAAATGGAATGTCTGTCCATCCATCCGGAATTTCATAGTTCCCTTGATCATCAGGCTGAATGATATCATTATCAATCAACAAGAACGTCTCTTTGTCATATTTGAAAATATTTTTCATGACTTATCTCTCCTATAGGGGAATAATTTCGTCCAAACCATAAGAAGTTATGTTCTCGGACTTATCAGCGATTTGCCCCTCCAGCCTCATATTTCCGTTTGTTTCGATATACAATTTGGACATCCCTGTTGTACCGAATATAGGAACAAGTCTACTGCGGAGCTGGTCAGGTCTATATGAAGCTGGTAGCGTCCCAAAAATCACGCCTCTATTGGTGATAATCTCGCCTTTTAAACACAGAAAACCGCCAACCACCGCACACATAACTTTTCTAGCCCCATGTTTCGCGCCGTTTTTTAAAGGAACTTCAGTCCAGGCAGGCTTTAGATCATTTGAAGTTGGAATCATGCTAAAGTCTGTCCAACCTAGACTATGATACCAATGACGAATGTAGATTCTCGGGTCCTTCGAATTTCCTGCTGGAAAGAAAACTTGGGCAAACCGATATTGAGTTGATTTCACATTTAAAATACCGCCATATGAACTCGGGTATCCTGTGGCTTCATTAGCTAAAAGCGGAAAAGTTGAGATTCCATCAGGGTAATTATCTCCCTCATAAGAAGCATCTTGAAATGCTGAATCATTAATAAGTGTAACCTGCTTTGTCGTTACTTGATGAGGGTTCGACTGATTATTGATATGAGACTCAGCCCGGGACTCCGCCTTATTCCATTTATCCCGCTCAGCTGAAGTGATATGAACATCCGTGTTTTTGGCATGGGTATCCGTGTATTCCTTTGCGCTTACTGCCGCTTTGTCAGTGTATTCTTTCGCGCTCGCTTCAGCTTTGTCCGTGTATTCCTTTGCATTCGCTTCAGCCTTATTCGCCTTTTCCGTTGCCCCGTCTTTTGTTTCAATATTTTCAAACTCCGCAAATTTTGCTTTGATCTCATCAAGAGTTTGGCTGATCTCCGCCACCGTTTTGTTAATGCCAGCCCGGAGCGTTTCAAAATCGTCAATATAATACTCCGCAACAGGCACGATGTTTTGATCTTCGAGAGTTTTCTCGATGTGGAAGGTGAAAAAGACCGTCGCAAGCGCCTGACCATTCGTATAATAAAGCTTGATTTCGGCCTTAACTTCGCCGTAATGCTTGAGTTCTTCGTCAGACAAAACATATTCGGCTTTCCCGTTTACCTTGTCCGTCAGCGTCAAGCTGCGTTTATAAAACGAGTCATCCGCATACAGAAGGACAATTTTGGCGTCTACGGCCGAAAGGGGCAATGGAACGCCGTCTTTTGTAAAAGAAAAGGACAGCTTTGCGCTGCCCGTATCTTGGGTGAAAAATTGGATATTGGTTGATTGCGCGCTTGATTTCCGCGCGTTTATATCGAGTGATATACCACCTTGTTTATAAATCATCAATGTGCCTCCTTTACAGCTGCGGATACATAAAGACCAGGGCGACACCATATCCTTTTTGATGAGAGTAAGGATGCTTAATACGCATCACATAAAGGCCTGTTCCGTCTTCTGATTTAGTGCCAATGCCGCCTGAAGGAACGATGCTGTCCCCTGCCTGGACCGTATCATCAATCCTGACATAGACCTGGCCGACCAGCCCTACAACATGCCACTCGTCCCGCTCTTCCCGCGGAATATATTCTATATCCGGATCGTAATGTGGGTTTTCTTTTGGAACGAGTTCTTTTTGAATTACCACATTACCGTCTTTGTCTTCTGATTCAATGTAGATTTCTTCATAGATGATCCCGCCGAACTCATTTCTTAAATAGCGATCATTCCAATAAAAAGCTGCGCCGCCCATAATGACGCCGGCCGTCTCTGAAATAACGCCTAAAACCTTTTCACCTTTTTCTGCTTTCCTAATTTTATCGCCGTCCAACGTTACCAGGTAACCGGAATCAATCTTGCTGCCATCTTTGGATTCAAAGTATTCAGCCAGGTCCTTTAAGTCAGAAACACTTTCAATACGACCGGTGCCTAAAACATTCCCAGCCTTTGCGTTTAGCTCTACCTTTTTATTTGAAGCCGATGGACTCCCGGAGCCGTATCCAAGCACCACCGTATAGCTCTTATTGTTTATGACAGCTTGTGAGGATAAAATTGTCCTGGATACTCCATCCCCCTCAATCCTGACATTATTTGATGATCCGATGACAGACCGGCTTCCGTCTTTTGTTGCGGTCGATCTATCAGAAGAACCGAGCACCACATTCCGCGTACCTTGTGCTTTACATCCGCCGGTTGATCCAATGACAGATGAAGCCTCTCCGGAAGCGACAGGATCACCGGAAGAAGCCGCAATAAAACCGGTCTCTGAGGTCGCATATCCTGAAGTTGTGGCAACTCTCGTCCCGCCTTTTAAGTTGTTTGGCACATATTTATACTTTTGGCCTTTAATCATCGCCGAGTAATCATAACCCTCTGCATAAACACCCACAATATTAGCTTGGCTGTTTGGTGAGGTGATGCCATAAGCGCCTTTGTCCCCTGTCATGATCCCATTGTTGATATTCACGTTATATACTCCCCCGCCAATCACAATGCCGCTTTTAGCAGATTTATAGAACGTGAAGTTTGAAATGTTGATATTATCAGTCCGCTGGTTGCCGCCAAAAAGACGGATATCCGCTTCAGCTTTTTTAAACCCACGCACTTGAATTCCAGTGAGTGAAATGTTTCGGCTGCGATATTGAAGTGCGATAGCGGGATAGTTTTTATAATCGTATGAAGGATCACCGATAGCTGTAAAGCCGCTGACCACAACATTTTTATAGGCAGAAATGACAAGCGCACGCGGTGAAAGGTCCTTATACAAGGAGTTAAATACCGGTTCAATCGCCGTACAATCTGTTAATGTGACATCGTAAGCTGTCGTGCTTTCAGGATCAGATGCTAAATGATGGCCGATATGACGGATATCGTATGAACGCACATCACGATAAGACACATGACCGATGACATGGACATTTTGAGCAGCCGGCCATTTGGCATGAGCTTTAACCTCCACGCCCCTGACATTTCCCTCAGAATAGCAATTCAGTATCCAGGCGTGCTTTGAACCGTCATCAATTTCAATACCGTTGGAATTGGACTCCCCCTGTTTATGAGCTTTGCCGCTTGGATAAACACAATGTGAATTGGATATGAAAATATATTCGCTGTAATGTGTGGTAATCCCATCGTCGCCATACCCGTATGCAACGCAATTGTCCAGCCATATATAACGACTCCCGTTCTTCGTATAATCGGTTGTTGGCAAATGATCATAAGTAGGGGCTGTAATATCAAAACCGTGCAGCCCTGGGTTTATCGCCTCAACATCTTTCACCCAGCCGTATTTCACATTGGCAAGTGTTAAGCAGCTGGAATGTTGCCCGCCAGTCGCCCGAACTCCGCCTTGTCTATTCGGGTTCCAGTCAAGCGACATCCCCTGTACAAAAATATTTCTGTTTCCCTTCTCATAGTCTGCATTTGTAATCACCCATTCACTTGCAGGCGTATCCTCATGAAGCTTGATGGTGGTGATACCTTTTCCCTTTCCATTCAAGTACGTCCAAGATGGGAGCTTGATGCCTTTCACAACATAAGTACCGGCACTTAACTCAATTCGCACCCGGCCATTCCCTAAAGCCTTTTTGAAAGCCTCAGTGCTGTCGGTTTTTCCGTCCGGAACGGCCCCAAAGTCATCAACATACACAGTGCGCTTTATTTTTTGAGCAAGCCTATTAAACTCTAAGTCCAGCCGATCTTTCAATGTTTGAGCAATTTCTCCGTCAGTTGTCACCCGCGCGTCCACTACTTCTTTGACATCTGAACCGTCGTGATTTGTGACTAGGTTGGCAAAGCGCGCTGATAAATTTTTCAGACGGTTTCCAACAGTAAAGCCGCCGTGGTCAATTTGTTCCGACGTGTGGGCGGCTCTGGAAGATTCATGTCTTTTTAAATTATAGTCATGATCATTCAAGGCATTTTCTATGGTTTGCATATCTTCACTTAGCTGGGATTCATAAAGTGAATTACGGGTTTTATTGTAGTGCTTAATCAGCCGCAACATGTCCATCACTCCCTTTTTGGCAAAATAAAAAAACGCCTACCTGAGCGTTTTAAAAAGCTGGTCAATATATCGTTTTTGATCTCTAAGCCTTTTCGCTTGATCCACATTTATGCTTTGGATATCTTTGCGGAAGTTCGCAAACGTCAATTTTGGGCTACTGTATGGGTTCAACGGATTGTACTGAATTGAAATCAGCCGAACATCGTCTTCAAACATGATCCCTGATGCTGTAACAGCCAAGACATGGATGGTGTCGCCTTTCCAGAAATCTTGCTCGATCTCTAAAAGCTTCGGCTCATAGATTTTTTGGAAATCAGCTTCTACCGTCATTTCCGGATATGGATTTACATGCCTTTTTAATGCAGAAATCATACTGCTGGCTTTTTTATAGCGCTCATCCCTGATCGGTTCAGCCCAGCGTGGCTTCCCTTCAATCAAGAATTTCTTTTCGTCTGGATGAATGTATAAAATAGGCTCAAACTCGTACTGAGGGTTTTTGTCATCAGTACTGCTCCCCTTTTTTAAGGCCCCGTATCCCCAGGCACGTGTTGTACTGTTTTGCGAGTTTGTTGTAATTGAAATGCCGGGCATATTATAGCGCGAATCTAGGGTGAAATTAATCCGTTTCCCCATCTTTTTGTAGATATAAATTTTGTAATTATCCACGTCTATTTCAATCCCATAATCCTCAATGATTTCATCCATTAGCTCTGTCGAGTTTTTATCACCGAAATTTTCTTGATCTGCTGATTCAAATTCACTCTCCGGCGTCTTAAAAATATATTTGAAGTCTGTATTCTTCAGAGCAAAATCAAGTGCATCTCTCAATCTTAATTTCTTTGATACAGTTTCATGAATCCTGTTGTTAATAAGCAGCACAGTGAATATGTGGCTTGCTGTAACGGTTTTCCTTATGACATTTTTCTCTTGATGAAGTTGGACACCCGTAATGTAATATTTTTGGTGATTGAATTTTTTCTCGTCCAAATAAAGAATATTGTCATCCACCAATAAATCAAATTCTGTACCGTTTTCCTGCGTTTTTGTGATCGTAAAGGTAAAACTCTTTTTGCCAGTCGTATCGTCCATCAGATCGACGGAAACGCCCGTTATTTCCACAACGCTCTTTCCGTCTTTCGTTGAGACATGCAACTGTGGAAAATCAACATCTGTCGGCAGATTCTGATTGAGTGTTATATCTTTCCCGTCATATTCCTTGCTTGGATACCCCGGGGTAGGATTCGGGTTTGTAGGCTCGTCAGGTCCATCTGGCACCCCATCCACAGTGTCATATTGTGTTAGATTGTAGGTTTGGATGAGGTTATTCAACTTTGTTGCATAGTTGGGATCGGAAGCATAACCAGCTTTAATAAGTGCTGCTGTTGCTTTTTTGTAGTCTTTTTCCCCGACCACAACTTTATACTGATTCGGGTTCCAGCTCGTTCCGTTCACATACAAATTAGCTAGGTCTTGAATTGATTCAGTCCAAGATGGATATTTCCGAAACTTGGCTTGTACACGAGTTGGATTCTCGTTCTTATCATATTCAGTCGTCCACATAAGAACATATTGACCGTTATAAGTCCCCTTGATGCCGAATAAGTTTTTCCCTTTCTGCGCCAGCTCGCTTGTACCCCATCCGCTCTCTAAACAGGCTTGAGCAATAATGAGAGACGCGAGAATATCATACTTTTTATAGACCCTTTGGGCGTCCGGTGCAATTTCCTTTATAAAATCTGTATTTGCCATATTGCATGCTCCTTACGCGTAGTAGAAACGGGTATCGAATATGATTTCAAAATCATTGGTATTCTGGATTTCAAACTCATTCATTCCTATATCGAGTCCCGGGAGCCTACCGGATGTTTTGATAGGTGTTTTATTGATCACCGTATATTGCTTAATAAAAGAAACACGCTGCGTTTTTTTTAATTCTTGCTCAATTTTCAGCTTTTCACCATTTGTATGATTAATGATCGTCACATTTTTTCCGGCCGCCCATAAGGTCACATTATAGGCGTGTTCCAGAGGATTGATATAGGCATCACCGGTGTTATAAACCTGAAACCTCTTTCGATTTTTGAACCTGTATTCCAGATCGTCACGCATGTGAATATTCATTCCCGGACTCCAATGTTCTCCATCAAAATTCTGCTTTGTCAAAGAAGTGAATTTGGATTCTGCCAGTCCAGTGATGTTGTTAAATTCAACTGTGAACGTTACAAAGTTTTTCTCCTTTTCTTTTGGAATACTAAATTTCCCATCACAAGTTACACGAAAACGGAGATTCGGCAATAAATCGGTCGAGATATAATAGGGAAACGGCTTGACTAAAAGCGCGTAAAGTTCCCGCCTAAATTGATAAAAGTTTTCAGCGATGACTGAATTCAAATAAAATTCAACGGTTATTTTTCGTTCTGTATATGTGACATCCCGAGGATGCTGCGGAAGGATAACTCCGTTTATTCTGGGTATGCTAACCGTTTCACGATCAATCCCAGGTGCTTCAGGTGTGAAGCTTAAAGGTTCAAAAAAAGGAAGCAGGCTTTTTAAACTCTGCTCCCCAAGTCCATTATCGTAATCTAGGAATAATTTCACTATCTCACCCCGTTTATGAATGAAGTTCGATTAAACCGATCACCGGCTGATTGGTCAATTTTCCTGCCATCAAGATATGTGTTTCTGTCTTTTAGTAAAAGCTGCTGCAAGAGCTGCACATTTTTATTTAGAAAATCAATCTGCTTTGCCATCATACTGATTTGTTTTTCTTGATTCTTTACAACACGGCTGATATCTACAGAAAAATCATTAGGTGGTGGTAGCTCCTGTTCAGGCTTTGCCGAAACTTTTTGAAGCAGGAGAAGTGCTTTTGAAATCATCCCATCCTGCAAATCCGGAAGTACGCCAAGCTTGCTACCGATACGAGCCCATAGTCCAATATTACGCTCCCTGTATGAAGGGTCTTCCGTGATCGTTGTTTCATCATACCCTCGTTCATTTAAAATGGCCCATTTTGAACCGCCTCGACCTGGCGAGATACCGCCTTTTGCATAACCAACATAGCCGCCACCCCGGGCCATTGATTTTAAGCCTGGATGATTGCTAATGTCTCCATATCTGCGCTTGATATAGTTAATTGCAGCCAACGTATTATCTATCGGATTCAAAATGTTGTTATGTCCAGGAAACTTATTTGCGTTAAAAGTGCTCGGGATCGTCTGCATCAATCCCTGTGAAGGATGGCCTGCTTTCGCGTTGGAATCCCATAAGTTGATAGCATTTGGATTTCCGCCGCTTTCCTTCATGGCGATGGTCACAAGCCCTGGAATCCATGAAAGAGGTACCCCCGCTAAACCTACAGCCTCTGTCACCCATTGGTTTACGGATTTCGTTCCTCCGGTCCCTTTAAATGTGGACGGCTCTGGCATGACTCCTTTCAAAAATTCAGTTGCCCCATTTTTTAAGGTCTTGAATATACCGGTTCCAAACGAATCAATGCCTTTTCCCGATTTATACGGGATCAGCCCACTAAACAGTTTTTTAATTAATTTGCCTGGGCCGTTGATTATCAAGTCCATAGCGCTTGAGCTAACATCCCCGACTTTATCAACGACACCTTTTCCGAACGAAATAGCTCCGTTGACCATTTTCTTAGAGCCTTCAGCGGCTTTTTTGAAAAAGTCTCCGACACCGCCGGCATATCCAGGAAGACCTGAAGCCGCTAACTCTTTTGATTGATCATGGGGGAGCACAGATGTGCCGCGCGGTAGGTCCCAAATTTGCGGGCCGCTTGCCCCTACAACATAAGTTCCGACGCCTGGTGTATGTGCAAGCTCCCATCCTTCTTCACCAACAAGCGCTTTTCCTCCAGGGTGAAAGTCTGTCCCTTTCGCATATGCAACACCAGGAGCAACCTGCATCTTTTCAGAATTGCCGCTGTAGCCTTTAGGCTTCCATTCTGGAATGGTTGGCACGTGCATGAATTCAAGAACTGTATTAATTCCGCCAGTAATCTTATTAACAACACTTGCTAAATCGACAATAAAGGTATCCCATTTGCCAAGAACCTCACCTGTCTCCCAATCAACCTGTTTGACATGACCGGCAGCTTGCTTTTGAGCTTCTTTTACGACGCCCTTATGTGACTTTTCCGCATTCGCTATCGTCTTATTTTTCTGATCCCTTGCTTTTTTAACAGTATCGTCATGCTCTTTTTTGGTGATTGAACCTTTGACATAATATTGGTCGTCCGCTGCTTTAACCACTGCATTATACTGATCTTTTGCTGCTTTGATTGTTTTATTCTTAGCTTTGTTGCTGTTTTTCACAACAGCGGCCGCCTGTTTAGCAGAGAGGTTGGAGGATTCTTCTTTCAATTTTCGTGAGATTTTAGTTTGCTCATCTTTACTAGTTGAAAGTGCGGTCTCCATTTGAGCTAACATTTTTCTCTGGATTTTTGCTATTTCCTTATTTTCTTTTTCCGTAGTTTTACGGTTTTCTTTAGCCGCGGTTCTGTAAATTTCATTTACCCGGTCCACATAACCTTGTATCTCTTTCTGTTTCTTCTCATTCCCACTTTCAATTTTATTGAGTATCTTAGCTGCTTCTTTATCTGACGTTTTATCATTTGAAGCATAAAAATCCTGTAACACTTTGGTGGCTGAATCGGCACTTGTTTGAAATCCCTTTTTCAGCGAGTTTCCCATTTCAGTGAACTGCTTTGTCACATCATCGGCAATATCCTTGGTGATCTTTGTATTTGTTGCTCGAAGGGTATTGAGCTTTGCCGTAACTTTAATATTCATATCTTCATATGCATTCACAGCTTTTGCAGTAGCCTTCGATACTCCCTCACCAAAGTCAATAGTCGATGGAAGAACCCTTTTCTTCAGATTGTCATAATACTTTGTACCGGCTTCCGTTAAAAGTGTCACTCCTGTCACGGCAAGACCAACAGGACCACCTAACAAGCTCAATCCGCCACGTAAAAGGCCGACGACTCCTGCTCCTTTTTTGAGAATGTTGAATAGGCCAAAACCGCTTTTTGCTAATTTCATAAAGCCGCCAGCGCCTTTAATTGCATTGGCTCCAACCTTTAAAATATTCCCACCGAATTTTAAGAGCTCAGGAGCAAATGAAAGAATTAGCCCGGCAATTGAACCAACTGGCCCGCCAAACAATCCAAGACCAACGCCGGCAACACGTGAAGCACCGCCTAGGCCTCGCATGGCTTTAGCACTTCTGCTGGATGATTGTTCAAGCCTCCCGACTCTGGTTGTTGCCAGATTGGCTGACTGATGAAAACGTCCCATTCGTGTGGATGCTGCCGCCGCTGCCGCAGATGTTGTTGTCATTCCTGCAGCCGCTGTCCTGGAAGCTGCGCCCGCTGCAATGGCTTCCGTAGAATAAACGCCAAGACTGACCGATGCTTGATTTACATTCCGCGTTAAATATCCGCCCGCGGTCCGAAGCATATTCCAGCCTGCTGCTACTTTTGGCAAAGAGCCCAGCAACAGTAAGAACGCGCCGCCTAAGAGGGAAAATACAGTGACTGCACCGCCAGTAATCGCAATGGTACTCGCCACAGAAGGGGGCAATGAGTCAAACCAGGTTACAAGCTTTGTTAGTCCGTCAGCTGTAGCCCGGATAACAGGCAAGAACTGATTTCCAAAAGTGATAACAGCATTGTTTGTAGCAGATTTTAGATATTCAATAGAGCCAGCCAGGTTGTCCATTTGCTTTTTGGCTACTCTTTCAGCTGTGCCGCCGCTTCCTTCAACTTCTTTTGTGAATTCTTGAAGCTTATCTTTCCCGGCGTGCATTAAGGTAATAAACCCAGAAAGCGCATGTTGCCCCGCCAGCTGTTTGGCAATACGAATTTGCTCAGTTTCGGTATAATCTTTTGTTTTTTCATTGATTTGTCCGATAATATCAGCAAGCGGACGCATTCTACCGGTTGAATCTGTAACTTTTAAACCCAACTCTTCAATCGCTGATGCAGCTGGTTTTGGTGGTGCAGAGAGTCGCGTCAAGGTAGACCTTAAAGCCGTTCCTGCCATATCGGCTTTAATCCCGCTGTTTGCCATGATACCGGTTGCCGCCGCCAATTCCTCCATACTGACTCCCGCTGTTTTTGCGGCCGGCGCTGCATATTTCATTGTTTGCCCGATTTCTTGCAGGGTGGCGTTTGAATTCGTAAAAGTATATGTCATTGCATCCGCAACACGGTTTGTGTCTTCAGCCTTGATATGAAATTCAGTCAAAATGTCAGAAACGATATCGGCCGTAACTCCAAGGTCTGTTTGACCGGCTGCGGCAGTCGCGAGAAGGCCAGGCATAGCCCCGATAATTTGATTTGTTTTATATCCGGCCATCGCAAGATACTGCATACCTTCTGCTACTTGCCCATCTGTATATTGAGTTGTTGCACCTAAATGACGGGCTGTTTTTGTAAGTTCACTCATTTGATCATTTGTCGCATTTGCCAAAGCACCGACACGGCTCATCGCTTTCTCAAAATCAGCGGCAGCTTTAACAGTCATTCCAATCCCAAACGATCCCGCTGCACCGATTGCAGAAAGAGCCTTTCCGGCGGTTGTGGCTGATTGATACACCGCGTTTAGCTCTTTAGATACTTCTCCTGAATTGCGCTTAAACACAGAAAAAACACCCGCTGCTCGCCGGGTGCTGTTTGTGGTATTTTCAAATAGTTTTGTTACTCGTTGCAGTTCATTTCCAAGGCTTTGATGAACGGCAATGGCATCATTCAGCCGGCGACCTTGTATCTGCGTTTCTCGGTTGTCCAGCCCTTTTTCTCTGACTAACTTATTGTATTTTGTTCGATGCTCATCTACTAAACGGCCTTGTATGCGGTATTTGTTATTGAGTCCTTCTACTTGCGATTGAAGAAACTTTGACTGATTTCCCGCAGCTTTATAAACTGCACCGGATGCTTTCATTTCCGAATTCGCTAAACGCATTTGCCGCTTTAAACCTTCGATTCCACGATTAAAGCCGGTATCATCAAGGCCTACTTTAACAATCATATTTCCGATAGGTTGCGCCATATGTATCCACCCCGCTTCCCTGGCATAAACTCAACGAAAAAAGACCGGCGATAAAGCCAGTCTTAGAAAAACACTTGATCAATTGGAACAACTTTTGGTTTATTTTCATGAGCCAAGACTTCTAAGTAATGGTAAATATCCATCTCGTCAATTTCTGTCATGGTCCATCCCTGTTTTAAAAGGGCCGCATATATATCATTGAGCTGTTCTATTCCTTTTTCTGCTGAAAGGCTTCCGCTTCCGCTGCCGACAAAAAATCTTCTTCCTCCTTAACTTCCTCATAACCCATAATTTCGCCCATGATTCGCCTTACTTCGTCTGAAACTTCAAAGGACTGTAGGCCTTCTTGAAATTCCTCTAAAGTAAATTGATTATGGAATACACGCACAATGAATTTCATACGATCTTCAAGGCTTTTAAGCACTGCCTTAATACTGTTGGTATTTTTAGCGGCTGCCTCATCTAGCTCCAGAGCTTCATACAAAGTTTTTGTATTTGTACGAGGTGCAATAAACGTTTTATATTTTTCTTCTTTTTCAAACCACAATTTTACCGATATATGTTTTTGAGCCATGTTGACTCCTCCTTTATTTTTCTAGATTTAAAAAGGAAGCACGGAGCTTCCCTTTATACCGTCTTTCCAATGTCTACGCTGGATTTATTATCAGAGCCTGAGTCCGGATTTTTATAAGCATTGCCAAACACTTTTTCATAAAACTTTTCTTTTGTTTTCCATTCATCATCCGGCAAAGAAAAACGCCCTTTTACAAGTCCCACATGACGATTCTTACCGTTTGCCTTTGGCCCAAAGAAGGACATAGCAACCCACGGCGGAATTATATTTTTCTTAAATAAATAGAGGCCGTCTGTTTCCTCAATTCCTAACAGTTCGGCCAAGATTTCCATAGGTAAATCTCGCATTTCAAGCTCCAACTTTGTGGAACCTGTTGTGACGGCCATATCAACTAATTTGTTGTCTGCATATTGTTTTTCGGTTGATGTTTCCGTATTAACCTTCGCGTTGATTGCATAGGGATATTCAATAATTTTTGAAGCTACATAAAGACCATTCACCTTTTTTAAAGGCGCAAATCTAACGCCTTCCAACCCGGTAACGGAACTAAATTCAGGCATTCTAAAACCTCCAATTATAGTAAAATATTGGACTCAAACCGGTAGCCTTTCCGGATAAGGCCCTCATCTTTTAAAAAGTCATTGATTAAAATTCCTGTTTGAAAATCTAATCGATTCATGACCCCAACTACTGCAGCCAAAATCTGATCGCAGGAAGAAGCGTTGTATACATCGATTTGATATACAGCACTGTCCTTGATCGGCTTTCCATCAGCCCATTTGGTTGTTCTGTAGTCCAATTCCTGTACGACAATATAAGGCGGTTTGCTTTTGATCCCAATCGGTACCGCAAGTTCAAAAATGTTTGCAGGATCAGCCAATAATAAAAGCGCCGGATCAGTTTCCAGCGCTTCAAATACTCTGTTTTTCAGTTGTAATGCTCTCTCTGCCACATTCATAGCTTGTACCCTTTCCTGATAACGGCTACCATCGCTTCAAGCATTCGATCATTTGCACTTTTCATACTCTGCTGAATAAACGGGTTAGCCGGTTGATGGATCGTGCCGAACTCCGGTAAGTGGACGCGGTATTTTGTATCTTTTGTAGGGCCGACCACTGCATATATCTCACCATCGGGGTCCTTTCTCGTACGATTACCGACTATGATATCTTCATCAATGTGAGGATGACTCCCCCCAATATTGGAACGGGGAGCATTCTTGTTAATTTCCTTCGCAAGAATCGCGCCACCAGCTTTCACAGTGGCTTTATTTATTTTTTCGTCCTTCCTTGCGAGTGAAGATAAATATGAATCTAATTCTTTAAAGCCCTGCATCTCCATTTCGATTTTCATTATTCCACCGCCTTTGCCCTGATTGTGGTGAAATTTTTTCGGGAATAGTTTGGAAGAATTGATTCGATCTCATATGATTGGTTCTGAAACAGAATCCGCATATGTTTGTCGATATCCTCACGGTGTCGGATCGTAAATTTTATTGTATGTTCTTTTTGTACGGCCGCTGCTGCATAGTATTCCCGACCTTTTAATCCTTCAGCTTTTGCCCAACATTCAACGACCGTTTCATAGTCACCTTCCACAGGGAGACGGCCGCCTTCTTTTTTCTTTTGAAACATGATTCGATATCGCATATCATTCAGCATCGGCATCAGTCTCCGAAACTGTGTATTTTAATTGATTGATCAACGTTGTCAGAACTCCATCAAGGTTTGAAGTTGTGCCAGCTATTTCACGGTTTTCATACCAGTGGGTGACAAAAGCCTTTACACACAAATCTGCGCGAGCTGAATTATTAGGAAATTTCAGGCCCGTTGCGGACGTAATGTATTCTTTTGCAGAAGCGATAAACCCAAGAATTAAATCATCCTCCAGATCACCATCGACCCGGAGGAATTTTTTCGCCTCTTCAAGCTCTTTTTGTTGGGTTTCAGTCATAGGGCATCACCTATCTTTCGTTAACTAGATGCGCCGCCTTTGAGCTCATCAATTTGCTTTTGTAGGTCTTCAAAAATGGCCTTTACTTCGCTGTTAAAGTGATCCGGCATGACACTGCCGGTTCCGATGTTGTTGCTTCTAACAGACTTGTCCGCAAGCATTTCATGTAGGATACTTTTCTCTCCAATGTCAGCCGGATCGCCTTTGTCACCTTTCGGGCCTTGTGGTCCTTGTTCACCTTGCGGACCTGGTTCGCCTTTATCCCCCTTGTCGCCTTTTGGACCTTGGGGTCCCTGCGGCCCAGGTTCCCCCGGCATCCCTTTGATGTATAAAGGATTATCTTCACTGTTCCCTTTCAAGTAAACAGGCGTTACCGGTTTTCCTGTGCCGTCGTCCTCTGCGGAAGTATAAACACCATTGCTTTGGTTTAAAAATTGATCTGCCATTGTTCCTCATCCTTTGCTTTTATTATTTTCCAACGTCAACTGATTTTTCTTCTGTGTCGCCAGTGCTTGGAGCTTCATTGTCAGGAACTGCATCTTTAATTGATGAAAACTCCGCGTAAACCACCGCATCTGTATCCCAAAGAACTACATCCTCACGTTCAATAATTCGCACATCTGTTGAATTGCGATAAAATGCTTTCCCGCCGACATTAGTTGTTAAAATAGAATACTGCTGGCGGTCAAACAGTTTAACGGCTTCTTTAAGGTCTCCGATGATCAACGGATGTTTTGGAGTTTTTGTGCCGCTGCTCGGCAAATATTTATCAGAAATCACAGAAACCGGCTTTCCAAACAACAACTTTGTCGTCGGGTCTGTAGGATTCGGCTGAAGTAGGTAGCGGCCGAACGCGTCTTTCAGTTTATCCAACATATTAAAGCCGGATTGGTTTGTGACAACTTTAGTTGTCGCATTAATAGCTGGATCGAGTTTGACATTAAGAATGTCTTTAATGTCGTCCTGTTTTGAAACCGTTGTTTTTGCAAGGGTCCCCAATTGATTAAGGATCAACGTATTGCGGGTTACGGCTGATTTTTTCGCCAACCAAGTCGTTAGATACTGCAAGAGCGCTTCCTTTGTATCTGCAAGCAAATCGTTTGAAAGAACCAAGATCCCGGCATAATCCTTGATGTTATATTTAATGTTTTCAAATTTAGGGTTCTCTAACTCTTCAATATTTTCTAATTCCTCAAGATTTGCCAATGGGGTGATATCTGATAATTTTTCAAGAACCCGTGAA